ACCAGTAGGCCCTGTAACGCCCTGTATGCCCTGTGAGCCAGTCGCACCAGTGCTTCCTGTACTTCCAGTAGCACCCGTACTTCCAGTGGCTCCTGTGGGCCCTGTAGGGCCTGTAACCGTGGATGCTGCACCTGTTGGTCCAGTAGGTCCTGTGATGGATGGACCAGTAGGTCCCGTGAATCCTTGATTACCTTGAGGACCGATAACACCAAGTTCAATGGTAACGGTCTCTAGGTAGTTAAGATCCATAGTGGTACGTTCAACGGGGATCTCAACAACCGAAGTGGCATCATCCATTGAGTAGCTATCGCCAGCCATTACTGAGTCACCTCAGCAATTACGGAGAAGCCACCAGCTAAAATTTTAGTTACAACGCCACCAGGGGATGTGACTTCAAAGTCGTATACGTAGTTGCCTGGTGGAAGTGCAGTTGTTTGGGCAGCCGTTAGGGTCATAGTGAACTTACCATCAGCACCACCAGTAACAATGCGGCCATTGGCCGTGGAAAGTTCTACAATTACGGAAGTGGAATTAACATCCTGACGAACCTGCATCTTTGCGGTGTATCCAGTTACGTTAACGTAAGTGTTATTTATTTTCCAAGCAGGAGCAGTGTTAAAGGTGTCGCCCTGATAAACGCGAAAATTGAAACGACCAGGTTGCACTATTCCTCCGTAATGTTGGGACCGTAACCACCTGCAATTAGGCTGGTACGTTCCGCGTCTGTAATTTGATATTTGTGTCCACCTTGGTAGAAGCGCACTGCAGCTTCAAGTTCTTCAATACCAGGAGATCGGTAATGCGAGTAAGACCCGTCTGGATTAAGTAGAACGGTGTCTGCTCGGTTAAGGCGGTAACGCCAAAACAAGCGTCCACCACCAGCAGGACCTTCTTCAACAGTAGGTGGAATGAAGTAGTAAGTCACTGCTGTCCTTTCAAAAATTATGAGGGTAGTGCGGCCCCCGCCCATTACAGGACGGGGACCACACCGAGTTGCTTAGATTAAGCGTTGTTGATGCTTGAGGTGGATTCGATACGGTAAAGCGCAGCTTCACGGTAACGCTTCCAGCCAAGTACGCCGTACCATCCGATTGGACGGAAGCGCATCAACTTGTCAACAACTGGGCCAATGATTACATGTGGCTCTTCTGCTACAGCCTCAGCAAGTGCTTGCTGGCCTGCAACGATGGTGCGGAACACGCGAGTGCTTGAAGCGCCATCTGTTGAGTTGTATAGACGTGGGGATTCAACGAACATAGCACCTTCGTATGTACCGATAGATCCTGGCCATAGCTGACCTGCACCTGAATCGTTGTATACGTGTGCTTCGCGCCATCCACCTGCACCAGTCTCAGCACGAAGATCGTGTGAAACTTCAGGGTGGATACCACACCAGTATAGTTCGCCCATACGTGGGACAGCCTTGCCAGCACGAAGCTTGGCTACTGCCTTACGTACGTCTGCTGACTTAAGGGTGTTGGTTGAACCAACGCCAGTTGTACCTGTTGGTACTGTGCCAGTTGAGTTAGCTGAGAAGATTACGTTGCTTCCACCGCGTAGTTCGGTAAGAGCTAGTTCATCTAAAGAATCAGCCATGTTGAACGCGATGATGTTAGCAATAGCTGGGTCAACATCGGACAGCGAGAACAGTTCCAACTTGCGAGTTGCAAGGGCTGCGTTGCCGTATTCGTTCAGGGTTACTGATACAGATGTGGTGTTGCCAAGAGCAACTGCATCTGGATCTGTGGTTTCGGTCAATGGGCTGGTAGCCTTTGCCATATCGCTGTAAAGCTGGAATACGACTGAGGAACCAGGCATTGCCTGCTGCGCTGGGCGCTTGTCTGCAACGTCGCGGATCAGTGGGATCGCACGAAGGGCAAACTCTACGTAGCGGTCATAGGCTGCTTGTACCAGATTGGTACCAAGCGAGCCAGTGCTAGTATCTGTAAATGCGTTAGCCATTTAGTTACCCCCTCCTTGGGGGCTAGGGTTTGTTGTAGTTGCTGTTAACGACCTGTGGACATACCAAAGATCAGTTGATCCAGCTCTTCCTTGCTGTTAGTTGCAGCCAGGCGAGCACCTAAGTCCTCGTCACGTTCTGAAACTGAAGCAGTTGAAGTGGATTCCTGAATACGGCGAGCCGAATCTGGAGCCACAATGTCGTCTGACTGCTCGTTGGTCTTGTAACCAAATACATCTGAGTATTCGTCAAGCCATAGAGCAACCTTTTCGGGTGTATCCGCATCTGCTGGAATGAACGCAGCAATCTTTGGATTAACGCCCTTGGTTTCCAGAACGTCCTTTACGGTTCGTGAACGCGACTCTGATCGCAAAGAAGTAAGTTCATCTCGGAGCTGCTTTGATTCACGTTCAGCTTTTCTCAAAGCCTTGCGAAGGTTTGCAGGACCGCTTTCTTCTTCGATATTGAAATCGTCGTCTTCATCGTAATCGTTGTACTGGTTGGCCATAGCAGCCACTCCCTTTCATTTGTTGGGTTTAACGCGAACCACAATACAAGCAGGGGAACTCGTATTGGCTTTCACTATCGGGCTTATTTACGCGCACATGGGCCGATCGATCTGTGCGGAGTGGATGTGTGCGGAATCGAACCGCGTCCCGTATCTGTCCGTCATGCGGCTTTAGATTCGGTCTAACCTGTCACACCCTTGGGACTAGAACTGTCCCGACTTGCTTGACTTAAGTGAGCCAGCAGAAAGACCTGACTGACCACTAAAGGTTGAGGTTTCCATTTCCCCAAGTTTCTGGCGTTTGCGCTTTGCAGACTCAAGGCCACCAAATACTTCTTGCTCTGCTGTTGCTTGGTCATAAGTCTGACCATAGATCTGACCAAGGTTCTGCGCGGTTGGAAGCAATCCAGCAATAGCGCTATAGCCTTGATCTGCACTGTATCCAGTAGCAGGTCCACGTTGCGCGAACTGCTCACCCATTGTTGTGGCCTGTAGTCCTTGCTTTACAGCAGCGGTTCCAAACTCAACAGCCTTGGCTTGCTTCTCTACTAGAGGTAGTGCGCGATCTGGGTCTAACATAAACGCAGTCATCATGCCTTCGTCTATGCCGTAGATATCCCTAAGTGCTTTGGTGTATGCAGGGTCTGCATTATTTACAGCGCGAGCTGCCGCATCTGCTCTGGTTTTAATTTCAGCAGGAGAAGTATCTTGGCTAATGAAACCAGCAAAGTCATCTGCGCTGTCATAGAACCCAGATGGAAGTCCAGCATCCTTTAGAGTTGCTCGGTAAGCTTCCTCTGAACGCAAGTATTCGGTTGGGCTAAGTGGAGACAATCCGTTCTTAATGCGGGTTTCGTTAGCAGCAAACCTTTGCTTGTACACAGTTGTAGTAGGTAGCAAGTCAGAAACAATCTGAGCTGGTGTATAGACTGACTGCCATTGGGTAACCTGTGGTAGCAATTCAACAATCTGAGTATCAGTAAACCCAAGGCTTTTTAAGGTTTGGGTAAACACATCGCGAGCGTCCATTACATCTTTCCAAACTGTCGGGCAATTTCAGAAGCCAAACCAGTCATGTCTTGAACTGCTCTGTTAGTTTTGAAATAGCGATCGTCTTGCTTTAGTTCGCGCTCAAATGCCCATACTGGTTTAGCAACAGGCTTATTCTGTGCGTCAAATCCCTGTAAGGCCTGCGCGATGGTTGGATCATCTAGGTTAATGTCCGTTGGTGAAAGTTCCAGGATTCTTGCCATGCTTTGTACATACGGAGAAGCAATGGCTTCAACTGTTTGGCCAGCATCAATCTGGTCAGCAAATGCCGCATACTTACTCTTAGCATCATCTATAATTTTTTTGTTGTAGTAATCCATGTTGGATTTACCAGAGAGTGCGCTCTGTGCTGCATTAGCAAACCAATCATCAGCGTATTGCACACCCATGCTACCAGCAGTGTTCTTAAGTTTCTGCATAGTAGTAGCGGCTTCGCCACCAGTTCCAGTAATGCGACCAGTAGCAGCAACATGTTGCTTTAGTAAAGCAGTGTCTACACCTTTACCCCACGAAAGGTAGAGGGTATCATTAGCAAGCTTGTCTACATCTGCAGGATTTAGTTCAAATCCCATGTCTCTTGCAGATTGAGTTATCTGATCTTTAACATCTTTAAGTGATGTGCTCCAGGCACCAGGATAAGATAGACGTGCAGTTTCTGCTAAACGCCAAGTTGGGCCGTTACCCTTAAACCACTTTGTATTTTCAAATCTAGCTTTGAATTTTGCAGGTAACCATTTTTCTGCAACCGCTAAATTAAATAATGCTTTAAGTTCTGGGTTGCTGTCAATTAAGGCAGCCTGGGTTCCATACTCTATTCTCCAGTCTTCGGCAGTCTTAGCTTTTTCGTTTGCCATTAGATGCCACCTCCAACTGGGCCTTGCAATGAACCTAACATTGCATCAAAATAAGTAGTTGCTTTTTGGTAAGCGGCAAACTCTGGGTTTGCTTCTGCCTGTTGTTGCATAAATCCGCGTTCATCTACCCCACCAGTAGTGGTGCTGTTACCCTTAGCGTCAGTCTTAACAACTGTAGGTGATGACTTAAGTGTGTTATTAAGTGACTGATGTAGCATCCGCAGTTCATCATCATTAAGTACGCGACCAATAGAGTTTTGGTAAATGTTATCTGCAGCAGAACGTACTTGTTGCAAGGTGTATTGAGTAGTTTGTTTTTGTGTGGAGGCTAGGCTTCCACCACCGCCACCGCCGCCGTTACCCAAGTTAGCCTGTGCAGTTGCCTCGGCAAGTGATAGTTGTATACCACCTTGAGCCGCAGCGTCAATGATTCTCTGAATGTTTGGATCTGGGCTTTGAGCAACTACCGCAGGTGTTACGCCAAATGCAGCATTACGACCAGCAGAACGAATGGACTCGCGTGACTGAGTTTGAGCAGCAGTAGGTGGAATTGCTTTTGCACCCTGGCGCTGTTGTCCTTCAGAGCGACCAGAGGTGTTTGAAAGGCTTGAGTCTACATAATTTTCAGGAGCATGACCAAAAACTTTTATATACTCTGCAACAGCAGCTTTAAGTGCAACTTCGTTTTCAATAATTCTTTGCTTGGTTTTTGCATCACCAGTTTTGCCATACTTTTCAAGAAGAGTTTCGCGTGTGTTGTAAGCAGTACCATACTTAACAATAGCGTCATTTTTTCTTTCACGCTCAATGCGCTGATCTTGAACGGATTGTTTTCCAGATTGTGCTTGAGGACCATTATTTTTATAGGCCGAATAAGAAGATGCTCGGTCCATATTTTCTTTTGCATATTTTGCTTCGGTCTCAAGTTTCTTTTTATATTCAGCATCCGCTTTGGCTTCGTCTGCTTTTTTCTTTTGCTTGGCTTTTCTCTCGGCTTCTTTCTTAGCCTCAATCTCAGCTAACCGTTCTTCAGTAGTCTTATTTTCGGCCATTATTGAGCAACCCCTTGTGAATAAACGGCATCGTAAACTGTGTCGTAAGATAACCAGCGGTCATACAAATCTCCAAAGCCAATGTCTTCCTGCTTTAGTTTGTTGGCAACTGAATCAAATGCAAACTTAATGTCAGCATTTGCTTTAGCATCAATGCTCTTTGAAGGGCGTGATGCAAGTGCAGCCTCTGTTGCTTGGCGTACTTGTAGGTACACAGCAATGGACTTGAATGTTGGATCGTCACCGTACTGGCTCATAAACTTTTCATTGTTTACAATAGCCTCAAGGCCACGAATAACTTTGTTAGTCTTTGAGCCATCGGTATCCAGGTAATCATCATACCATGCAGAATTGCTGGCACCAAGTTGAGCAACCATCTGCTTCTTCATTGACGCTAGGTCTGCAGCTTTCTTTGATTGTAGGTTAGTTAACCCACGACGCTGCATCTCTGAATCAATCTCAGACATAACCGAACGGTACTTAATCCAACCAAGTGAGCGCTCGTTATCTAGGGCAGCTTCCGCTGGATCCTTGCGTGTACGGTAATACTCACTTGAACTTGGAGAAATAGTGTTGGTCTGTTGCCACATGTAAGCGGCTTGAGAGAAGTCGTAAGCCTGGCCAGCATTGGTTACAATGCCAATAAGCTTAGGGTCAATCAATGATAATTCTGAAATCAAATCAGCATGTGTCTTGGCATTAGTTACAGAACCAATAGATGCAAACGAACCAGTGGTGTTCTTTGATAACGATTGAGTAAACTCAAAGAAGTCATCGCCATAATCCTGCCAGTATTTAGTCTGAGCATCCATGCCAAACTGTTCTTGATACTGTCTCCATTGGTCAATGTAGAACTTGTATGGTGTTTGGAATGTAGGGGCAAACGGCAAGATTAAGTTGGCAACGGTACGCATGTTGTAATACGCATCAGTCATCTTTTCAACTTCAGCAGCAGTAGCAGCAGGCTGGCCTGCTTCACGACGCTTGTGCTGTTCGGTGGTCCAGATTAAAGCATAAGTGTTAGCGTACTGTTGGCTGCTCTGACCATCTTGCTTGGTAAGTTGACGCTTAACCCAGGCTGGTAGAAACGCGCGAACTGCGTTTCGCTCAGGTCCAAATGGGATAGCCCACTTTAAGCTGTCCTCAAGTTCTGGCTTCTTCTTAACCATCTCTGAGATTGGGATAGCAACATAAGGTCCAACAGGTATCTGTGCAATATCACCCTGGAATACAACATCAAGGGATCGCTTCTGAATACCCATTTGAGTTAGTGAAGTTAGGCCAGATCCAATAAACGGAACTTTCTTTAATGCTTCAGGAACTTCAAGCCAGATGTAATCGTTAACACTTGCTTCCTCTGGTGGAACTGGATTGCCATTTTCATCAGTAGCAATACCTGCACGGTTAGGTGAGGTAAAGATTAAGTTAGCGCGGTTGATTGTCTCAGGCTTTTCGTAAGCAATCTTAGCCCAAGTCTTTGCAGTGTTTTCAAACGCCGAGAAGAACGGGGAAATGAATCTCATGTAATGAGCAAGGTTAGTCTTACGGTCAACGGTAAACAGTGTTTCTTTTAGTTGACGCAAAGCAACCTTGTGGGTTACAGACATTAAGTCAGCTTGTTCTTGGGTAGTTAAACGACGTTCGTTTACACCTTCAAACATCTTTACACGGCGCTCTAGTTCAGTGCGGTAAAGAGAAATGTACAATGGATGACGAGCAAGCAAGTCTTCTGGCATTGAGCCAATTAACCTAAATACTCCATTGACAATTTCCTTGGCGTGTTTGCGAGAAACAAGGTTTAAGTTTTCCTCAAGGATATGACCATGGATAGTTGGCAATCCATCAGTGCCAGTAAATGTACCGCGTAGCATGTCAGGGCTAATAGGTGCGCTATCTTCTGACTTAATTAACAGTTGGCGCAAGTCACGGCTAGGAATGTAACTGTCAACAAATCCCTTAACGGCAGCAACATGGGAATCAATCTCCCATGAATCTAGGCTTAAACGCTTTGCAACAATGCGGCCTTCTGGATCTATTCTTAACCACTTGGCTACATCAGCAGGATCTGCCCCATCTTCCATGAGTTTCATGGCTACGGCAGAATTACGGAACTGGTAGTTTAGTGCGTGTGCCCAAGCCTGGTAGTAGTTTGGTGCATCTGGTTTAACTTCACCATACCCAGTCTTTGTAAGACTACGGGAGAATAGTCCAGCATTATCATCAACCAAGGTGTTCATTGAGTTTTCTGCGCTGGCATTGGTTCGGTGAATGTCAGCTTGCTTACCACCTAAAGCATCTGATAAGTCATCATAGTTGTCACCAAAGGCAGACTTTACTTTCCACTTACCCTGGCCAATCTTGCGCTTTTCTCCACGCTTTGCTGCTCCCTCTATCTTAGTGAGCTGGCTTGCGTAGTCATCACGAACAGACTTTTTATCAGCAATGGCTTTTTCAATTACGCGCATGTCAGATTCTAGTTGCACGTTTGGAGTAGTTGGTGAGTAGGCAGGGGAAGCGTTCTCTCCATACCAGGCGTTAGCCTCGTCAGTGTATTCGGTAAGTAAACGGTTGATTGTTAATTCTTCCCAGTATGAATTAAACTGCTCAATATTACCTTGTATGTAATCGTCAACTCTTCCAATGTGCCATGGAACTTCGATGTAAGGTATTTTTGATTTACCGTTACTAACTGCCATTCCCTTAAGGGTTGATATATCATAAAATCGGTAAGCGTAATCTTTCATTCCAAAATAAGAAACTGATTCAATGTTTCCAGTAGATAAAATTGCTGAAAGTTCATCAACATTAAATTTACTTACATGATTTTCAGCATCCTTAAAGGCATCAACTACTGCACGTAAAGGAATTAACCCCTTTGCGTCAAGAAGCCTGCCTTCAGCTTTTGATAAAGGAAACGCGCTAGTCAAATATTCGCGGCTAGCTTTGTAGTCTTCATCATTAACAAGAGTACGATGCTCGGCAGTTAAACGCTTGTCTTCAGCTTTTCTAGCCTTTTCGTATTCTGCACTAATAGTTCCAAAACGCTTTGGAAGGATGCCCTGGTCTAGTTGGTTAATTTCCTCATCGGTAAACTTGGTACTTTTGAATATTGGATCTTCTGGTGGAACATAGCCATTAAACTCGTCAAGTTGCTTGTTGTATTCATCAGCAATACCTTGGTACTTTGCTTGCAGCTCACCAAGTTCGCTATCAACTTTATCCAAGGAACGCTTAGTTGACTGGTATGTTGCTGGTCCACTAGAGATTGACAAGCGATCTACGGTGCGAGCAGTAAGGCTATCCCTGCTATTAAGTGCAAGGTTCTTTATGCCAGGGCCAAGGTGACGCATTGATGCCATGGATCCAACGGATGCGGCAATACGAAGCTGTGCTTCTGTACCGTTACGGATTGTGTAACCAAGGCGCATAAGAACGCCAGCCTTGAACATAACCTGAAGTATGTCCATAGCTCCAGTTACTTCATTACCTAAACCATAGATAGTTGAAAGCGTCTTACTTTTTTTGGAAAGGTTATGCTGCTTAAGCACAGAGTTTAGGATGTCCAAATCCATCATCGGCAAGTAGTTTGCAGTTTGAGATTCAAAGACTGGGGCACTAATTAGGCCACCGTCTTCATCAATCATGAATCCGTTTTTACGCAAGGACTCTTGAGCACCCATGCGTGAGCGCCAGTGATTCTGGTAAATCTCATTTGCAGTAGCACGGTCAATTCCGTACTTGCCACAGATAGCAGAGAATCCTGCATTTTCAATAATAGATAAAGCTAATGCACGATCTTCAGGAGTTGTAGCACGGTAGTAGTTAGCCATCATGCCAGCAGCCTTTTCGTCCGTGACACCCTTGAACTGCTTTAGTACATCTGAGTTATCTGGAAGGAATGTGTACATTTCATCGCCAGCAATACGATGGGCACGATTAACAAACGCCATAACTTCGGCACTTGATTCTGCTTCATTAAGATTAACAATACCTGCTGGGCGTTCATTACCTAGCCAAGATACAACCTGATACATGCGATGGAATGGAGTTGGTTGCCATGCTTCAGCACGGGTTCCACCTGCAACAAACTTAGCCGAGCGACCTTTGGCAAGGAAATCATCTATCGCCTGCATTGGGCGAGCGCCAACAGTACGGTTAATTACACCGCCAGGGGTCTTAGCCATCTGCTCCCATGCAGCAAACATTGCATCGGTGTTGCGTAAATCTTCAAGTTCTTTAATTGCATCCTGTACAACAACTTGGTTTGTGTGCGGAAGGGAGGCAATACCTGTTGGGTCATCAGACTTTTTAAGCAAGAACTCTTGGTAAGGATCTAAAATACCTTGTTGACGAGCCATCGGATTGCCAATACTGGCGCGTACTATCTGTAGTTCTTCTAATGCTCTAGGATCTGCAGCAGCAGCTCGCATAATAAGAGAAACATCGTACATGTTATCTGCTTGGCCAAGGCCATAAGCAAGAGTGTCGCGCATTGGAGACTTACGAATCATTGGATGATTGTAAGCATATTCTGAGCCATTAGCTACAAAGTTTTCAAATACTGGAGTGTACTTGTTTTCAATGTTATTTCCAGCATCAGCAAATTCGTTAATTGCTTTGGCTGTCTTCTTGGCATCGTCAAGTTTATTAGTTATTAAAGATGAGCCACGGGCAACCTTTACCGCTTTACCACCAGCAATGGTTACGTCACCAAATACCTGGATGCCAACATCGCCGACACCAGACCAAAAACGTGGTGCGCCAGTAGAGAAGAACTTATCTACTGCGGCTGAGTCTTCGTAATCAATCTTATCTACGGCCTGCTGACCTGGTAGAGCAGCACCAATGCCACCTACAAGAGCTTGACCAAATGAAGTTGTCTGAGCTAATTCTTTAGCTTTACCAAAGTCTCCACCAGTTTCACTGGCAGCAAGTAATCCAGTAGTTAGTGGTTCGCGAATGTATTCGCGGTTAAAGTTGTCTATGCCTTGTAGTGTCTGCTTAATGCCAGGAGTCTCTGCAACATCAACAATAGGCTTGAGCATAGCTTGCGCCCATTTTGTTCCAGAGGTCTTAAAGGTGTTGGCAAAGCCGTTAAATTCTTCATTATCATTCCATGGTGCGGTTGCTACATCCCAAAGAAACTTTGGCGATGCAGTTACTGCTCCCACGGTATCTTGGGCTAGTGTGCCCAGACGATCCCAGAAACTCAAATCATCTCCCGCAACTGTCGGATGATGTTGCGTGTCTCTGGTGATGTACTAGAACGAGAAGCGACGTGCATAAGAACTGGCATGTATGAGGCTATTGTAGCCTTAAACTCTTTATCTGCCGCTATGTCTTTTGCACCTAAACCTAGAGAACTCATGCCTGGCCCTGGGCCAGCATCTGCACCAGCAGTAACAGGCTCGTTAGGGCGCTGTGTTGGTGCGTTAAGTGGTATGACGGGGGCAGACTCGGGCATCATGCCAGAAGCAGCCATAGGTGCCGCTTGCTGTGTAGCCATGAAAGCCTGCCCCTCGCCATACGGAAGACCAGATACGTACTGTGCTGCTTGTGTGTCTGCTGGTCCACCATCGGTACGTTGCGACAATGCGCCTGGGCCTGAAACTGGAGCTGGATTTGCTGGGGCTTGATACCCACCTTTACCTGCCATGATTCTACCGCCTTTTTAATTAAACCGAATGATTTTACTTGCAGACCAGAACACAGTTCTGGACGTTTATTTACTTAGTGCCGTTGCCTGAACCCTTGGTTCCTGCTGGCTTGTTTGAAAATAGAATCTTGCTTGCACCTGGCTTTGCGCCATTTGGTGTTCCGCTTGTTCTTACTGGTTGTACATTTGCTTTTCCTGCTGAACCTTGGTTTGCTGGTTTCTTTCCTGATCCGAAAGCCATAGTTGTTTCTCCTTTTATCCTGCTGGCATCATTCTTGTGACACTAGAAGCTAGTGTCGGTTTTCCCCTGCTGTTTAAGCCAGCAAGGAGATATTGAATTGGAGGCTTTCCGCCTACCCCTACCTGTCCAGGCGCTACGCCCGTAGGTGAACCTGTTAATGGGTTTAACCCAGAAATGCCACCGCCCGCGGCGGCCGCTTCTTCTGGAGAGCCAGGGACTGCGGGCTCTAATCCAGGTGCAGGCGGTGGTGGCTCGGGAGCAAAAACTTGTGCAACGATAGTTTCAATGGAGTCACCCTTTAGGCGACCATCAATAATTGCTGCTAGTTTTCCAATAAACTGTGATGGGTCTTGACCGCTTTGCACCAAAGCTGGTAACGACTGGGCTAGACCAGAGACTGCAGCGAGTAACGAATCGCGCATTTTCTCTACTTCAATCTTCTGTTCTTCCATAGTTACGTTGATTTCCCATGGCATCTGACGACGTAGGAAGTCACGTGAGATCAACTGATCTCCACGTGCCTGTAATCCAAAGACTAAAGCTTGGTTAGGGTTAAGGCCAGCCATCAAACCGTAGGTAACATCTACTACGTATTCGCCTGCAATGTCCTTAGATGGGGTGTATTCCACCTCAAATGGTGCGCCTGCATCCATACCACGTACAGTCTTACGTGTGTTCTTAAAGATTTTTTCGTCAACTTCAAAGCAAAGCGACATAACCTGAGTCAGTGCTTCAGCAAATACGGTCTGTGCGGTCTTTACCTGCGTGTCAAATCCACCCATAAGGGCTTCAACGCCACGACCTGTAACAATAGAACCTGACATGTTGCCAAGGCGACCCTCTGGGTAACGCCCACCAACACGTAGTTCTTGGTCTAATGCTGCTGATTCCTGGAACAAACCAGGAGGCACATTAAGATCCACACGACGAATCTTCTCTGGAGAGGCAGAACGGATAGTAGCATCAGGGCCAATCTCCATTACGTTTACATCTGCAGGCAATGCGTATGGTGCCTGTACGGACTTCTGTGCGGCTTCTAGGCTTAGGGTAGCGAAGCGCGAACGCGCCACTTGGACCCATAGAATGTCATCGAACTGACCACGGAACTCTGAGTTTGAGTCAATGCCTGGGCGTACGGCCATAACAGCCATAATCTTGCCAATAGGATTAGGGGTAGTTGCCAGAACAAAGTTATTGCGATCTGGCAAGAACAACATGGTTACATCTTTATCGTGGTAACGATACATGTCCATGCGAGATAAGTCATTAGTGGTGTTGTAACGGCCACGAATAACGGACTCATGCTCTGGAAAGTCCCGAACTAAGTCAGCTACAGTCTTGGTGTAACGCTTAGTGTAGGAAACTAAACGACCAAAGCGGTCGAAATCTGGGTATGATCCGATAGGATCATCAATGTTAATAACAGGAGTCTTGCGTTCGTAGTCAATCTCTACAAGGATTGGTAGCAAACCAAAGGTTACATAGCGATCTGCACCTGTAAACATCTGTACCTGCAAGCGTGACTGGTCACGGTATCCTGCAGCGATCATGGTGCGCTTGTCAGCTTTCTGACGTGCGCGGTCTGATACTGAGTTGGTTGCCGAGCAGTTAAACGCTGGAAGCGGGGCTATAACTTCAGATACGTCTCTAGCTGCAATGTCAATAAAGTTAGCAACCATAGGCTTAGGGTAGTCATCTGGGAATAATCCAGGGAATACTTTATTGATATTTCCCTTACGTACCTCAAGTACGTCAGCCCAACGAGAGTCCCGTTCCCGCGCCTTTTCGCGCAGTTGCTTGACACGCGCAGCGATTTGCTGAATGTCAGCCATTTAGTAACCTCCCGCAGCTAGTTGCTGCTGTAATCTTGAATACTCTTCTAGGTCTACTGTCATACGCTTTGCTAGATCTCTAGGAGTAGCAAAGGGATTACGAACCCAAGTATTACCATGTGACCCCATCTGGTTCACATAATCACGCAACTGGGTTTCTACAAACCACAGCGCCATAGGACCATCCTGTTTATTCTTAGTTCCAGGTGCCCATGTAATTAGTTGCTCAATGAGCGCTTTAACGCCCTCGTTATCTGTACGAGGCAATTCAATAAGACTGGATCCCTTGATATACTTTCCCGCCTGGTCCAACTGACCAAACAAGGGTCCAAGGGAAGCAACGCCATACTCCAAATCCATTTTATTAGCACCCGTGTAGTGACTAATAAGTCTAATACCGCGAGAAGCTAGGAACTGATTGATCTGTTCGTCCTGGGTTAAGAACAACTGGAAGGCGTTCTTTTCAATAACCCATGCTTGTGGGCTATACTTCTCAGTCCACGTCATAATAAGTTCACGAATACGTTGCGGTGTGGGTGCGGGCATACGTGACGCATCAAGTAAATACCGTTTTTTTGTCGTTCTATCAGCCGACACCACAACACCGAACGTGTCACCAGACATAGCGGGATCTAAGCCGCATACTGTGTAGAAACCATTAGTTTCTTTCGGGTGACCTGCGGCTCCCGCGATCAGCGGTCCGCAAGCTCTCATACCATTAACAGACCCGCGTACTGCTTCGGGTGAGAACACCGATTCAGACTGTACGTCTTGTTGCTGGTAAACCATTGCCCAGGTTTTAGGGTCTAGAAGTCCTCGTCGTTGTCGGAGTCTAGTTCCATCCCACCTAGGAAAGAAGCCATCTTTGTCAGGGTCAACGGGATCATTAGCCCAAGGGCGGTCTGAACGCGGCCAAAGAGTGACCCATTTATTCGGATCATCGTTGAACTCCAAAACGGCTGGCATTGCTAGGTACGTCCAGGGGGACGCACCGTCAGGGTAGCGATCTTCGTTACGAATCTCGCGGTATAAATCTACAGGATCTACGCGGGTGCCTACTACGAGAATCTTCCCTGTCGGGCCCACGCGAGTAAGGACTTCTTGTTGAATCCATCTAATCTGTTTTTCGTACTCACCAGCGTTAGCAAGGGTAACCGTATCGTCCAGGATGATGAGGTCTGCGCGGGCACCGTAAATCTGTCCACCAATACCGAGAGCCTGTAGCGTCGGATCTTTTTCCCCTGAGTCACGCTCAAGGTAAATAGCATCAGCAGTCCACTTGTCCGATGTAGCTTTGAAACCATCAGCAGGCGCGTACCGCCTTTGTAGCTCGGCATAAGACGGACTTGTAAGCCTTTGTTTGACCGCATATAAAAACTCCTTAGCCATTTCCCGTGTCTTGGAAACGACCTTAATTCTAATGTTAGGGTCTGTGCAAATACGGTAGGTAATGTAGTCAATCGAGACCGTCATAGACTTGGCGTGCTCAGGTGGCATGTTGACTAATACGTACTGCGGCAATCCTGCCTCGTACGTCATTGCTTCATGT